GTCCTGATTTCTATGGTAAAGTTATGATTCATGACTTGAATGAACTATAAAAATTAGTTTATAGTTAATTTTAAGAGAGCCGCATTAGCGGCTCTTTTTTTTATATGTATTACAAAATGTTATATATGGCTAAATCAAACATTGAAAAAACCCCACCAAAGGGACCAATTAAGTTTTCTTTAACACTTTCAGAAGAACAAAAAGCAGCAAAACAAGCAATACTCCATCACCCCTACAACTTTATAGTTGGAAAGGCAGGTAGTGGTAAAACATTATTAGCTTGTCAAGTAGCTTTAGACATGTTTTTTAAACGAATGACCAATAAAATCATCATAACAAGACCTACAGTATCCACCGAGGATAATGGATTTTTACCAGGATCAGAAAAAGAAAAGATGGAACCATGGCTCGTTCCTATTCGTTCAAATATGCGAAAAATTTACAATAAACCTGAGGCATTAGAACGTATGGAAAAAGATGAATCTATTGAATTGGTTTCATTAGCCCACTTTAGAGGCCGTACATTTGAAAACAGTATTGTTATTGTAGATGAATTTCAAAATTTAACTCGCTCACAATTAAGAATGGCTTTAGGTAGGTTAGGAAAAAATTCAACAATGATATTTTGTGGTGATAATCAACAAATTGATTTAAAAGATACAAATTACTCTGCAATTCATGACATAGCTAAAATAACAGATTCAGATTATGTTTATAAAAGAGTGTTAGAAGACAACCATCGTCATGAAGCTATAGATGATGTATTTGATCGTTTAATAAAAATGTAATATTTTTTATTGTTCCTTTATATTTATTATAGAATAAACTTAAAATATTATGGCCATACCAGAATCTATACAAAAGCTAAAAGTAATAAGAGGAAAATTTTATCATCAAAAATTCGAAACAATTAGAGATGATGAGGATTTTGCAGATGAAAGAGAACCTAAGGATTTTACCCGTGATATACCCCATAGATTTTTAAGAGGTAGATCATCTGTAGAACAAGGAGGATTTTTTGATGCTTCTTTAATTACATCAGCTGCTCAACTTCAAATAATTAAGTTTGAGAAAAGATTTAATTATTTAGGTCTTAGATTTGATGTTTTTAAAACTATGGTAAATAATTTTATTACAAAAAAATCATCAAGTCCTACTTCTAAAACTCGAATGAGTGCTAGTTTTTTTGGACCAGGAGGTTTTGGTGCTACTTTAAATAATGATGAATTTATAACTTTAATATCAGAAGATCAAGAAGATGGCCAACCAGCTCCATCTTTTGTTTTTAGATCAGTAGGATCAACCGCCCCAGAAGCAGTTAATCAAGCTTCGGGAATAGTAAGTTCATCTGGGACTAATGGTGGATCTATAGATTTATTAATTCAAAATTCATCAACTTTCTGTACAGCAGCAACTTTTTCATTTTCCCCTGGTGGTCCTCTTCACTCATTAAATCAACAAGGTTTTACATCATCATTTACACATAGATTTTTTAACACAGGATCTAATAAAAATGCTATTGCCCTATCAGGAAGTGAATCTAGTTCTATAAAAGGTATAGGAACTACTCAATTTGTAAATGGTGTTAATAGTGCCGCTGGAAGATATTCACAATTTTTAGTAAAAGCTAAAATTTATGGAGATGGTGAACATAAAGTAGGAGAATCCAGAGCAGGTGCATTTTTTGACCCTAATGATATATTATTTGTACCTACAAAAGAAATTATAGTTTATGAAAGTAATATTATTATTAGAAGTGGATCTTTTAAGTATAATTCATCTTCAAAATCAGCTGCATCCTCTTCAGGAACATCAGTAACTTTATTTTACCAATCAGGTTCTAATGGTCCTTCTGGTTCACACACAGGTAGTGGGTATCTTACAGGATCACATATATATTTAAGTGCTTCTTTAAACCATCCTGCACCATCAGGTTTTTATGCTGTTCCTAATACTAATAATGTATTACATGCATTTAAAGGATCAACTACACAAGATGTAGGTGGTAGTAGTGTAAGTAATGGAATAGAACATCAAATCCCTAGATTTGTTTCAAGATCTGTTGGACCTTTCTAAAATTTGTTTATATTTATATAGGAACCAACCTATTTAAAAATGGCAAACATTCCTATATGGCCCGGATCCTCATCATTTAACGCAGGAGATACCCCTTTTGGATTCTACGATGCAGATGCTCAATTCCAATCTGACGCAGACAAAGTAGCAGATTGGTGTGTAAGGCGTATGGGTTATCCATTAGTAGACATTGAACTACAAGCAGTAAATTTATTTACTTGTTTTGAAGAAGCTATTAATGAATATGGTTCTCAACTTTATCATTTTCAGATAATAAATAGCTTCCATACTTTAGAAGGAACCCCTACATCATCAGCTTTAAATAATAATATAATTACCCCTAATTTAGGCAACACAATTAATATAGCAGAACAATATGGTAGTGAAGCTGATGGGGCAGGAGGAAATTATAAATTAGAAAAAGGAACATTAAATGTAACAGCAGGACAACAAGGATATGATTTACTTTCAGATGTTTCATCTTCATTAAGTGGTTCAGAAGCAGTTTATTTAAAACGAGTTTACCATTATGCCCCCGCAGCCATTAATAGATACTTTGATCCATACGCAGGTACAGGAACAGGAATTCAGTCATTAATGCAATCATTTGGGTTTGGTAATTATTCACCAGGTGTTAACTTTATGTTAATGCCTATGTATTTTGATATTTTAAAAATTCAAGCTATTGAATTAAATGATAGTATTAGAAAATCAGCATATCATTTTGACGTTGAAAATAATAGATATTTAAAATTATTTCCTATACCACAAAATGACTATACTTTACATTATGAATATGTTTTAAAATCAGTAGCTAATAATCCTGTTAAAGATACAACAGGAGGTATAACAAACATATCAAATGTTCCTTATAAAAATCCAGTATACAAATATATTAATGAACCTGGTAAACAATGGATTCGTAGATATGCTTTAGCATTAGCTAAAGAAATGTTAGGTAGTGTAAGAGGTAAATATCAATCAGTCCCAATTCCAGGTGATACAACAACATTAGATTATCAAAGACTATTAAGTGAAGCTTCAGCTGAAAAAACAGCTTTAATTGAAGAATTAAAAACATTCTTAGAAGAAACAACTAGAGTTAAACAACTTGAAAGACAAAACCAAGAAGCCCAATTAACACAAGAAACTTTTTACAAAGTTCCTTACCCAATTTATATAGGATAATGATAAAATTAACTAGTATACTAACAGAATTATTAAATACATTTGAAATAACAGCTTTGTTATCTTCTGATAAAAAAATTTCTATTACTGAAATATTAGACCAAATTAGAGCCTTACAAAAAATAACTACTGTAAGAAATGTAACCCCTCCCGAATATATGACTCAAAGTACTTCTGAACATACTATTATTGTTATAAAATTTGTAACAAGAGGAGACGCTAAACAAGATTTAGAACAAATAAAAAATGATATCCTAACCCAAAGTAAGGATAGAACAGATTTAAGAATACCAGGAGTAAAATCATTTAAATATAAATTAGATACCTTAAGACGTAAATAATGGCTTTATTTGGAGGATCAAGAGACATATCATTATTTAAAAGTGTAAGCAAAGAACTTATAAACGACATTATCCAAACAGAAGTCGCATACTATAAATTTGCTTTAGAACAAACTAATGTAAATGTTTATGGTGAAGCACCTGGTAAAAATTACTATGAACCATTAAAAATAGCAAGTTTAATCAACAGACAAGACCAATCGTGGTCATCTGATGATTTTGGTCCTGACGTTAATCAAATCATTGATTTTAGATTTTTAAAACAAGAATTACAAGATATAAATTTATTACCTGAAGTAGGAGATCTAATTTTATTTCGTAATAATTTTTATGAAGTAGATAGCAGAACAGAAAATCAACTTTTTATGGGTAGGGATCCAGATTATGCTTTATCCACAGAAACTATAGATTTTGGAGGTAGTTATTCTATGATAGTAAACACACATATTTCAAGAGTAGAAAAATTAAATTTAATACCTCTTAGAGGCGGAAAATATCCAACAACTACAAAAATAGATGGAAATATATCAAATCTTCAAGCGGCAGGACCAGGAGGAACAACATAAGATTAATAAGAATAAAAAATGTCAGATAAAAGAATAAATCCAAGAAGACCAATACCTGCAAGTGGGTATAACAAATTAAGACAAAACCTCCAATCAGGTTTTGCCGAAGGTTTTCCTGTTGAAAAATTTCCAAACCCTGACAATAGAACAAACATCAATAGAGGTACAATAACATCAAGAAAAGATGACACAGTACAAGATGTTTCAATTGGTTTAATGGATCATGATGAAGCAGTAATGTATTATTTTAATGAAGTTATAAAACCTAATATAATATCAAATGGGGATAATGTTAATGTTCCTGTAATGTATGGAGCCCCTGAAAGATGGAAATCTATTCAAAAAGATGGATATTTTAGAGATAAAGAAGGAAAATTACAAGTTCCTTTAATTATGTTTAAAAGAAATTCAGTTGAAAAACGAAGAGATTTAGGTAATAAATTAGATGCTAATAACCCTCAATTATATTATGTATTTCAAGAAAAATTTAATAAAAGAAATCAATATGATAATTTTTCAGCATTACAAAATAAAAAACCATCCCAACAGTTCCACACAGTTGTAATCCCTGATTTTATCACATTAGATTATACTTGCACTATTTGGTGTGATTATATTTCTCAAATGAATAAATTAATTGAATCTATCAATTATTCCTCAGATTCTTATTGGGGTGATAA